CCCGCGCCGTGGGTCGCGGTCGGTGGCTCAAACCTACGGCCCAAAATCCGTGGGCGGCGGTCATTACTCGACGTGTCATGGGCCCAGCATCGCGGACCGTGGGCCGCGGTCCGATCTACCGGGTAGATAACCGGATAAATCGCTCGGGTCCCCCGTATATCGGGTCATTCGGCGGGGTCTGGGATCCGTGGATCACGCGCCACGGCGCGAGGGCCGCGCATCCGTGGGGACGAGTGCATGGACCATGTTTCGCACAAACATTTAATAAAGATTCCATATCGGCGTTAACTGTCTTATATTAGCGTCTAAAGTCGCATACATTTATGATGTTCCACGTGGAACAATTGGCTAGGGTCCCCTGATGAAAGAAGCGTTTACCAGTTCTTTAGATGAGAAAAAATTAAAACTTGAGTTGCGGTTAGCGCAACTCGAAAAAAATGATATGTGCAAAAAAGATTTTTTAATTTTTGTAAAAAATATGTGGCCCGATTTTATTGCAGGACGTCATCACAAAATAATTGCGGAGAAGTTGGAAAGGGTCGCGAGCGGCGAGCTAAAACGCTTGATTATTAACATGGCACCGCGGCACACGAAGAGTGAATTTGCGTCATTTCTCTTTCCGGCGTGGATGATGGGCCGTAATCCGAAGATGAAGATCATTCAGGCGACGCACACGACCGAATTAGCGGTTAATTTTGGACGTAAGACAAAAAATCTTTTAGAGACGGACGAATATAAAGAAGTATTTGACGGTGTTAAGTTAGCGTCGGACAGTAAAGCCTCGGGCCGTTGGGATACGAGCGCGGGCGGTATGTATTATGCCGTGGGCGTCGGGTCGAACTTAGCGGGTCGTGGTGGTGATTTAATCATTATTGATGATCCGCACTCGGAGCAGACGGCAATGTCCTCGGCAGGCTTTGATGATGCGTGGGATTGGTACACAGGTGGCCCTAGACAGCGTTTACAGCCCGGTGGCTCCATAGTTATCGTCCAAACTAGATGGTCTGAGAAGGACATGACGGGCCAGTTACTGAAGGCTATGGCAAAAGACCCGTTGGCGGACCAATGGGAGGTTGTTGAGCTTCCGGCAATTTTTAATGATGGGACTCCGTGTTGGCCGGAGTATTGGAGTTTAGATGATTTGACCGCGGTCCGCGCTTCTATTCCTAATAGTAAGTGGAATGCGCAGTATCAGCAGAATCCTACGGGTGAAGAAAACGCTATTATTAAGCGTGAGTGGTGGAACGTGTGGGAGCCTGAGAAGGTACCTAATTTAGAATATGTTATTCAGAGTTACGATACGGCGTTTAGTAAGAAGGAGACGGCGGATTATAGTGCGATAACGACGTGGGGGGTCTTTTATCCGAATGAAGGCGGTAGTGGTCCTAATTTAATTTTGTTGGACAGTAAAAAGGGGCGTTGGGATTTTCCTGAGTTAAAAGCTAAGGCTTTGGAGGAGTATAAATTTTGGGAGCCGGACACTGTTATTATTGAGGCGAAGGCTAGTGGTACGCCGTTGACGCAGGAATTGCGTAATATGGGTGTTCCGGTGGTAAACTTTACGCCTTCTAGAGGTAATGATAAGGTAACTAGGGTGCATTCGGTGTCGCCCTTATTTGAAGCGGGGATGGTGTGGGCTCCTGACTCTGTATTTGCTGACGAGTTGATTGAGGAGGTTGCGGCTTTTCCTAATGGGGAGCATGATGACTTGGTGGATAGTATGACTCAGGCGCTGATGCGGTACCGTCAGGGGAATTTTGTTCAGTTGCCTACGGATGATTGGGAAGATGAAGATAACTCTGCTAAGATGAATGTTTACTATTAAGTAATTTACGGGTACGGAATTTTTATGCCTCAGTCTCTATTTGCTAAAGATAACGAGCAATCGCTTTCAAGATATTATGATTCTGAAAATGATAGGTCGAGACGTCGAAATATTTTTAATAAATTTCAGGACTTGAGCCCGGAAGCACGGGTTGCTTATCAAGCACAGCAGGCGGGTCTTGATCCCGAGGCAGTTCGCATGGGTCACCAGATGGGTGACATTGAAATGCAGATGGAGACTGCCCCGTATCTTGGTTACACAGGGCCCACGGACCGCGAGCTAGACATGATGCGTTTTGATTTAGGGTCCCCAGATTTAAATTTAAAAGCACAATTTATACCTAAGTCGGTAGACGGGAGGGCCTCAACCGGAGCGGGTAATCTTTCTGTAGAAGAATATATGATGCATACTGCGCCTCGAGCGGCGACGTATGTAGACAGCTTAGATCACGTAACACCTAGCGATGAGAATGCAAAAATAAATCTTTATGGTGCGTCAGGTTCAAACCCGCGCACCATTGCTCACGAAGTTGCTCACGCCCGTGGTGCCGATGAAGAAAAACCAGCTTATGCGGCGGCGGTTATTAATGCGCAAACGGAGGGTAGTTTCGATCAAGCGGTTAGGCGTTACGCCATTCAAAATTTAGAATGGGACATGTTGCAACACTATGAGCCCAAAGACCTTGAGGCCGCTGTCCTTAGAGATATACAAAGAAACGGTTTTGTTCGGAAGTTGTATCAGGACGAGTTTGAGCGTGGCGGAGAAAACCCCCGTGCGTATGGAGATAATCAAGGTATAATGAGCATGCTTTTAGGGGACGGTGACCCTTCTGAGATGTATGCAAAAAATAGATTTAAAAATAGTGTTTTTGGTAAAAGAGTTGCAGACCGCGTGACTTACGTTGACCCAACGTCCAATGAAGGTGATGATGGGTTTTATCAAACACAAGAAGAAACAATGCTACCACTGGGTTTAGAAGAGAGCTTAGATATGGAAGACGCAGAAGATATTATGTTTGAGGACGAAGAATCCTCAGAGCTCGACGGGCTAGGTTCTTTAATGGAAACTATTGTTAGTAGTACTAGTGCTAGTCTGGAAGGCTTTGACTACGACATGTCAGAAACCGAGCGTAAGGCGCAGGTCCGCGAAATGGCGGCTATGGCTCAGATGCTACGAAAAGCAGGCGCTAACATAACATCCGAAGAAGATGTTGAGAAATTACCCCCAACCATATTAGAACAACTAAATACTATATTGGATCGTTCTCCAGAGGAATAAGAAATGGCTGAAGAAGATAAAAAACCAGTAGGTAGTTTGATGGATAAAAATGTTCCATCTCAATTACTGGAAGAAGATATAAGGGCGGAAATTGAGTTAGAGTTGCCGGGTTCACAAGAAAACGATGTGATGGCTATGGTCGACATGGATGCTTCCATGGACGGCGAGATAGAGATGACTGCTGAAGATGACGGCAGTGTCATGATTGATTTTGATCCGCAGGACGAGCGCGGGTTTGGCGGCGACTTCTACATGAATTTGGCAGAAGAGATGCCGGATCGTGAGCTTAGTCGCATAGCGGGTGATCTTTTAGGGGAGTTTGATTCAAACAAAGCAAGTCGCCAAGAGTGGGAAGAGACATACGCTAACGGTTTAGATTTGTTAGGGTTCTCATATCAGGAGCGCACACAGCCTTTCCGTGGAGCCTCCGGTGTTACTCACCCTCTATTGGGCGAAGCCGCTACACAGTTCCAAGCGCAAGCTTTTAATGAGCTTTTGCCGCCTAGTGGTCCTGTCCGCACAATAATTTTGGGTAAAGAAACACGCCAAAAGCAACACCAATCACAGCGTGTTAAGCAGTTTATGAACTACTACATTACTAATGTAATGGAAGAATACACGCCTGACATGGATCAGATGTTGTTTTATCTCCCCTTAGCAGGTAGTACGTTTAAAAAAGTTTATTATGATGAGAACTTGGGCCGTGCGGTCAGTAAGTTTGTACCCGCTGAGAACCTTGTTGTACCGTATGAGACCTCTGATTTAGAAACATGTCCTAATATTACACAAGTTTTACGCACATCTCTTAACGATTTGCGCAAGCAACAGGTGTCGGGCTTCTATTTAGACATCGATGTTATCCCTGCTCAAGCAGAAATGGACTCTATAACCGATGAAATCAACTTAATTGATGGTTTTGAGCCTTCACAAATTGATTATGATTGCACTTTGTTGGAATGCCACGTTGATTTAGACCTAGAAGGCTACGAAGATTTAGATAATGACGGTGAATTTACTGGAATTAAAATTCCATATGTCGTTACAATTTCAAAAGATAACGGTCAGATCCTTGCTATACGTCGTAACTATCTTGAAGACGACGAAAAGAAAAGAAAAATACAATATTTTGTTCATTACAAATTTTTACCGGGGTTTGGTTTTTACGGGCTCGGTCTTATACACACTATTGGTGGTCTGTCTCGCACAGCTACTTCTGCTTTACGACAACTTATTGATGCAGGAACGCTATCGAATCTGCCTGCGGGCTTTAAAGCTCGCGGTATGCGAATCAGAGATGACGATGAGCCTCTACAACCCGGAGAGTTTAGAGACGTAGACGCACCGGGAGGCGCGATCCGTGATAGTTTGATGCCGTTACCGTTTAAAGGACCGGATCAGACGTTGTTCCAACTGTTAGGTTTTGTCGTGGACGCCGGACAGCGGTTCGCGACCATTACAGATTTGAAAGTAGGTGATGGTAACCAGCAGGCGGCGGTAGGTACTACGATTGCGATGTTGGAGCAGGGCTCGCGGGTCATGAGTGCTGTACACAAGAGATTGCACTACGCTATGCGCTTAGAGTTTAAAATTCTAGGGCGCGTGATGAACGAAAGTTTGCCACAGGTTTACCCTTATGCTGTTGCGGGTGAAGATTCTGAGGTAATGGCTACTGACTTTGACGACCGAATTGATATACTGCCTGTTAGTAACCCTAACGTATTTAGTCAGGCCCAGCGGATTACGTTGGCACAGACTAAGTTAGAGCTTGCCGGTGCGGCTCCCGAGTTACATAACATGCATGAAATTTATCGTGATATGTATGAAGCGTTGGGCGTGACTGATGTAGATCGTATAATGAAATCGTTACCGGATGCCGAACCGAAGCCCACGGACCCCGCACAAGAAAACATTGATGTGTTGGATATGATGGATTTACAAGCGTTTGAGGGTCAGGATCACCAATCGCACATCACGGCCCACCTTATCTTTGGTGGTACGCCTATGGTAGCTAATTTACCGCCGGTAGCTCTTGCTTTACAAAAGCACATTATGCAACATGTAAAGGTAGCGGCGAGAGAACAAGCGGCGGTAGCTTACATGCAACAGATGGAATTGCGTGACGGTAAACCTGCAACGCCTGAAGAGATGCTAGAGGTTGAGGCTATGACGGCCCAGTATGTTGCGCAGGGTATGCAGATGGTTAAGGACTTGTCTACACAATTAGCTGGCGGTGGTGAAGAGGAAGGCCCTGATCCGTTAATTGCATTGAAAGAGAAGGAGTTGGAGATCAAGGCGCAAGCCGAGCAATCTGATACTGAGCTTGATCAAGGCAAGCTACAGCTAGATCAACAGTCGCTTGCTATGCGTGAGGCACAGTTTGGGGAGCGTCTCGGTTCGCAAGAACGTCAGACTCAAGCCCGAATAGATGCGGCAAGAGAACGTGAATTTATTAAACAACAAGGACAATAAAATGGCTATGAATCCTACAAAAGCACCGAAAGCGGTAGAATATGCAGATATTAAAGGCCAAGGTCGTATACCTTATGGTAAAACGGCAAGTGTCAAAATTCCGACAGGTATGAGTAAAGGGACCGCACGTGGAATGGGCGCGGCAGTTAAGGGCGGTAGTTACATCGCGTGTAAATAAACGCTAAGGGTTGGAGTTTTAAATGCAAAATTTTAATTTTGGTCGGCAGGGCATGATGGGTGGTATATCGCCTGAGTTATTAAAACAAATTCAAGCTGAAGCGGGCACTCCAAATGCGCCTTTTCCATTTCCGGGTCCGGGGACACCTACGCCTATTCCCCCTGCAACTAACCCGGATTTGTATTCTGACCCTGAAATGGGCGGTGAGCCCAACCCAATAATTAACAACGACCCTAGAGACCCTGTTGATGTTAAAACTCAACCGTTTAACGAAGGCATTGGAACGTTAGTAGCGCCGCCTGCACCTGTTGCACCTGTTGCACCTGTTGCACCTGTTGCACCTGTTTCGGGTCCTAAGCCTCAACCGGCTCCTTATGCTGATCCGGCACCTGTTTCGGGTCCTAAGCCTCAACCGGCTCCTTATGCTGATCCGGCACCTGTTTCG